GATTTTATTCACTCTTCATTTTATCAAACGATTCTTTTATTTTTAAAGTGGTATCATTGAACTCGGGGTATAAAATCATTAGCTTCATTAAGCTTTCATTGCTTAATAGAGCTGGGGCATCATAGAGCTTGCGAAGCTCCCTCTTATATTCCTTTTCTCTGTTTATTTTATCTATTTGTGCTTGATGTAACTCTCTTTGTTGTCTTGCGTTTTGGACTTGTTGCCCCATTAATACGCCTTGCTGAAACCCCCGAAATGCAGTGTCTGCTGGGTTTGGTGTGTTTATAGTGTAGTCACCTGGCTGAACACAAAAAGCTGAACCACTCACCACACACAAAATAAATATAAGTGTTTTTTTCATAACCCCTCCTTATTTTAAGGAGAGGTTATCACAACTTTAAGGCGAAATATTAAAATAGATCGCCTGCCCAGTGCTTGCCTGCTGACTACGACTTTGTTTATCTTGATTCTTAAGCATTCTCCCTAAATTCTTTTGGTAAAACTCAGGAAATGGAGTGCCTTGCGGAACCCGAACACCTAAAACTTCAATATCCCGCTTACTGGAGCCAAGTTGCCCATTTTGACTTGTCCACTCGGCTACCATTTGCTTATGAATGGCATCAATCTCACTCATCTTAGACATACCGCGCAAGAATGCGGTAATTGTGGTTGAGTCAGCGGTTGCAGGAGGGAAGCCTTTGCGAGCTATTTCAATATCTTTATCAGTTGCTGGCCCGGGTGGTAAAGATTTATTCACCTCACTGCTAATTAACCGATCATACTCTCGCATCATTGCAGTTTGATCATCATTAGACCACCCTGTGGCTTTCCTAAACCCAGACCAGCCAGATGTCCACCAGCCACCAGACTGTCCTTCTTTTTCAAATTTATCAGCCAATCCCCTAAGCTTTTGCGACTGGGTTAATGCTGCTGCTGAATCCATTACTGCATCATTAACAATCTTTTCAGCACCAGGGCTTAACTTAATGTTGCTTTGCCCCAACTCCTCAAACTTTAACTGGGTATTGGTTTCAAGTGTATCGCGATCTAACTGCAAGCGACCACTACGCTCACCAATCTGAGACTTAATATTCTCAATGTTCCATGTTTTCTCCTGTGGCAACCAGTCATTCTCAATTTCTGTCTGTTTTGTATCGGCTTCAATTTGACCAATCTCAGCTTTAACTTTAGGGCCAATCCATTTGGTCTCTTCTTTTGTTTTGTCAGTCTGTGCTTTCTTGAGGTTGATTTCCTCTGGTAGCATCTGGCTTTCACCCAATGCGCCCAACACATCCTTGAATTGTGAAGGTGTAGTTGATGCTAGTGTCAGACCTGAGATTGTTAAAAGCCCGTCAGGATCTGTTTCTGCCATTGCTGCCAGTGTTCGCATTTGATCAGCAGTAGCCTTGTCCCCTGCGTTTTCATAACCCAAAGCTTCAGTTTCAAGAATGGATTTTGCAACGTTTGGCTGCCCACCAGATAAAGCTGCGTAGATGCGTGATGTTGTCTTGAACGTAGCTTGTTGTTTACCAGAATCCAGAACATCATAGCCACGCTTAAAGTCTTCAGCTAAAGCCGGAAACCGCGCCATGATGGTCGCATAGTCTTCATGTGTTTTATTTGGTTTTGATGCAAATGCTGAAAGTTCTTCCTGCATTTGCTGCTTTTGAATAGCTTCGCGTTCAGCTTGCTCTTTAGCTTGCATAAACTGCCCGATTTGCATGCCTTGAGTAAGGCCGGTCATGGCAGTCTGGATAGGGTTTTGCACATCAAGCATATAATTAATTGGCTGTACCATAATTAAAACATCCCCATCATTTTCATTCCGCCAACCTGACCAATCGCACCAGTTAGGCCATTCCACATGTTTGCGCTAGCTTGGCCACTTGCCAAGGCTGCACCAGCTTGAGCCGCACCGGACTGCTGGTAAAGGTTTGAAATATTGCTTGCAGCTTGCATACCTGCGTTACCGGTTCCGGCTGCTGCGTTTTGACCTAGAGAAGTCATGCCCGCTAGGTTTTGATAACGCTGATTGATTAACTGATTCAATAATTGCGGTCTAAATTGAGCTAATGCGGCCTGAGTGTTGCCACCACGCAAACCACCAGTAGCGGATGCGTTTTGCAGAATAGCGTTTTCACCTTGCTGCAAATAGGTTTGCATTTCTGAGCTATTGTTGACATTTCCAATGGCTGCTTGCTGTGCTGCTGTTCCGTTAATACCCAATAAATCCTGCTGACCAGATAAGCCGCTGAGACCAGCATCCGCATAAGGCTTTAAGAGTTTTTGAACTGCATCAAACTGTCGGCGCTGTTCCTCAACCCCCATTTCAGATGATTGGATCTGAGCATTGGCTGCTGAGTTCGCTGCTTTTTTTTGTGCACGGCTGGACATTACACCGCCCACAACCGCACTACCAACTACCGCTGCTGCAACTGGCATAAGTATTCTCCTTTGGCTAAGCCCACCAATATCTGGTCAAGCAACTCACCGTTTTTCAAGAATGATTCAGTTAAAACACCTTCTTTTTTGAATCCAAGTCGAAGCGCATAAATCAGGGCTTTTTTATTGGTTGAAGGTGTGTAAGAAATTGCTTTTTGATATTTACTAAATAGGTAATCAAGCAGCAATCGCCCTGCCTGAAATGCTTCTTTTCCACGTAGCAACAAACAGGTGTGAATCTCTGCGGTTACTGCATTTTGAGGAACAAGCATAAACAAACCTTTGATTTCTTCATCTTGGTAGATTCCAAGACATTCAAAGGTGTGAGGTAATTGCTGGATTTCATGATTCTTAGATGCATCGTCCGAAATATCATCATTGACTGCAGCATCTAAAATCACGCGGTTTATTACTTTGATGTCATTTAGAGGCTGCAATGTAATCATGTGACCTCTCGCCCTGATGCTCGAATAGTGAGTGAACTAGCAGCACTGGCAATCATGCTAATTGCATCGCCAGAGTCCAGTACATGTCCAACCAACTCAGGGCAAACATAAGTTTCACCCGATGCAACCGATTTATCTTTAATAAGTGCGTTGGCATCACTAACCGCACCACCCGAAGGCACAACATTACAACTGAATGTCACGGCTGCTGCTGTCGTATTGGTGACCGTAACCTTATCAATCATGGTTTTAGCATTGGCGGCAATATATTGATTTGTTTGTGCTGCTTCTAATTGTTTAGAAGGAATAATACATTTAACTTTGACAGCCATTAAACTATCTCCAATGTTGAGATTTCATGGTGGTGAATATGGGTAGGCTCGATATGATCGGTTGTGACATGCTCATAACGCGGTGTTAATTCGTCATGTTGGCAGTTGCACTGATGCACTGGCTCCATTGCTTTGACTTCTGCTAAAGCTTCTATCGCTTGAATCAAAGCGATTGCTAATGCGGCCTGAGTGGCTGCACTCTCGACCTGAAATTGAATTTCGTCTAGGCTTCCATCTTGTCGATTGAACTCACTCGGTATAACTTCAAAAACCTGCTCAAAGGCTTTAAGTGTTCTCGGGTCTTTAAAGATCTTGGCGAGTTCTTCACGGCTTGGTTTTTTAGGTCTAACTAGCATTTAAACCCCCAGTGGCTCTATTTTTGCCTCTAGTCTTGCAACTGATAAGCGTGCTGCTGATGTGCCTGTAAATCGCTGTATGCGCCAGTTTTGCATATAACCTTGCTGGAACCACACAAGGCGCTTTGTGCGCTCTCCACGCTTACCCACACCAATAAACTTAGGCATGGACCACTCAATACCATCTACTGAGTATTGTGTGTAGATTCTGGATTCTTTATTGAAAGCATTGCGACCAGTTAAAGCCACCAATTCGAGTTGATGGAAGATGGCGCCGGTAGAATTGTTATAGACAATCGCTGTACCAAACTGCCATTCAATTTCATCACCCCAATGCTCGCCCGATTCATCTGTAAGAACACCTAGTTTTGGCTCTGAAGTGTGACCTACAAACCACTGGTTATGCGCATAGGTCATATTTCTGGCTGTGTAGCCATTGCCGCTATTTAAAATGAACCATGTGGATTGCTCGGTAGCTTGTGAGGCTGTGGCATCATAAACCAGTGTTTGATCTGGTAAATGAATATAAAGCCATGAATGACCCTCAATCTGACGCGACTCTAACTGTGAATTCGTGAGCTGAGATTCTGTATAACCAGAAAGAATCTGCTCTATTTCACGCGTTGCAATCTTTTGGGTTGATCCAGCCGCTGCAATATAAATACTAACTGCTTCATTCCGACCACCGCCCAGCATGGCAATTGCATCCATGTAGACACAGCATGCTTTTCTGCTGATCGCGCCTTTCATAACCTGAGCACCATCAATACGCTGGAATGGGAAGAACTCACCACCAACGTTATCAAACACTTCAATGGTATGGCGGTTCAGCACATATACTTCATTTCGAAGCTTAATTAAGCCAACAATAGGATCAGGGTCAACTTCGGAAGAACCGTATTTTAATGGGTTTACTTCAAATGGATTGTTCAATTCGGTGACTACAATATTATTGCTATCACTTGTCATGAAGTAACCATCAATCCAGATTACGTCATGCACAACCCCTAGATTTGAGTCAGTGACCTGTTTTAACGTGCCGCTATACAGATATAGCGATGTGCCTGCATTAATGGCCAGATAATCAAATGAGTAGTCAAATGAACACGGGCCGCCGGATTGCACATCACCCAGCTCGATAACCTGCCCGGATGCTGAGATTTTTACAAACTTGGTGCCGCACACCCGGTAATGCTCACCATGCCAAACAATACCACCGCGATCTACACCAGGCAGATCAGCAACATGGTTAATGCCCTCGGCTGGTCTTAAATATCCTGCTGAAATCCCCTGCCCTTTTGGTACTGGAATCAGGTTGACAGGGTAAGCTGTGCGAAAATCAGAGTTATTGTCAGTATAGATTCCATCCAAAATAGGGATTTGCATATTTACCCCACTCGATACCAAGTATTTGAGAGCTTGTCGTACTTCAATTTAAAGAAACCATTTGCTGCCAAGGCGTTTGGCGCACCAATGACAAGCGCATTATTTCCATCGACTGAGAAGTTATTCACCTGTTGAGCACAAGCAACCAGTAAAACCTGACCATCTGTAACGTCGTAACGCTCAGGCATTTTGATTGATCCAGTGGCGATACTTAAAGATGGATTGAGAATCAAGTATGTACCAACTTCGTGATTTTCTATATCCAGCGTAAAATCTGCATTTGGGTTAAAGTGCTGAATATTGATTGGCGGGTAATCAACTTTTTTGATACTTTCCTGAATTTTCTCAATCAATAAATCAACTGGCGCACCACGATAATCCTGATTGTTTGCACTCCAGATCACAACTGAATCATTTGGACCAATACGATCCGTAATATTTAATCGTTTATTCATTGGAAAAACTCACTGATGTGTCGGGAGTAAATACTGTTTTAGTTGGCATCTTTTCGATGAATGGCAGACAATCACCTTTGTGACCAGCACCACGCGGCAATGATGGATCAAGTCGAACTCTTGGTGGGTTGCTAAGCATGGCTAATTGAATTGTTTCAAATGCATCCTTTGCCATGGCTTTTAACTCAATCGGCACAGCCTTGCCAAAAGAGCCGGCCAGCCGAATCGCCAGATTTAAGCGAACTGCTTCAATTGCGTAATCTGGAATATGAGTATCTTCATCCAGATCGCCACTCTTGGCACTTGAGCCCAATGGATAACCAAAGCGGATATCCTTGGCATCCCATAGGCCCATCATGGTGTCGAGCTTGAGCTTTGCGCTTTCCACCTGCTCCGGCTGCATGTCAAACACATAAGATGCAAGTCCTAGTTCCTCAAGAGCCTGCTCAACAATCTGTCTTTTTGTCCAGGACATCTGGCACCTCACTTTCTTTAAACATGCTGAATAAGTCCTGAGCTATGCACTGAATTGAATATGCTTCAAATTCAACACTTGGTTTTTTCTCGCGCATAAGCTTTTTAATTCGCTGCCAGATATGCACAGCTTCATGCAGCAAAAGCCCATGAACTTCAATCAATGTTCTTTCGCTACAATCACCAAGCTGAACAATGCAATGCTTACCACCACCGTAATAATCAACCTGAGCACCAGTACCCAAATGCATAAACTCTTGTGTGTCACTCATATCATCAAACAGCAGATCAAATTGATCTTGATTGCGGACTAGAGTGTATTTTGAGTGTCCAAAAGGTGAGATATGCCACTCAGGCACATAGTTATTACTGATCATACCGATGGCCTTATAAGCTTATTCTTTTGATTCCTTAGACTCATGATCCAGCACCAACTGAGCTAATTCAGGCTTTCCAGCATTGGCTTTGTATTTAACTTCAGCTTTATCAAGAATGGCTTTAAGCTCATCCGCCGGCTTATCTTCCAGTCCCTTGAAGCGGATCTGTTTGCGTAGCTCTTGGTTTTCCTTAAGGGCTTCGACCAGTTCTTCTTTAAGCTTGGTGTTTTCTTCACCTAGCGCATCAAATTGTTCAACTGGTACAAATGCAGATGAATCAATTTCAGAAACTGAGCCGCCAGTCACTGGTTCACGTTCAGGCAATTCACCAAAAACCACCCAACCAGAATCAAGTAACTCTTTTTCTGATTCTTCATTCGATGCGGTTTGGTATTCGTATTTGATCTTATCGCCCTTGTAGAGCATTTTTGGATAATTCGACATTTTCACTACTCCAAAAATGACGACGCCCGCATATAGCGGGCATTTGTCGTCATGGTTTTGTTTTAGGTCTGATTTTCTAGCATGATGCCAGCCAATTCAGGGTTAAGCACTTCCACGTTCGCCCATACGAATAAACGGTAGTTAGCCGCTAATGTGTCGACGTTGGAATCGGACAGCATCACAATCTGAATGCCGCTATCAGTGGTCGCTTTACGAACACGCTTGCCTGAAGCTTCAAACGGCTCAGTATTGAAGTCAGCATGCACAATTTCAATCGCTGATTTTTCATAGAACACGCTGGCCGCAGAGGTCTTTTTGTTCAGGATGGTAATTGCTGCATCTGCTGCCGCACCAGTAGTCACGTTTGCATAAGCTTTTTGAGCTGCTGCGATGCCATCTGCAGGAACGATTGCAGGCGAAATTGTCCAGTTACCACCGTTGATTGCAAGAATACGGAAAGTTTTTAATTGTCCGGTAGATTGCTTGTTGATATGGCCAACCGCATATACACCTGCGATTGTAAACACATCACCAACCGCCGCACCTGTACCAGTTTTAACTACTAGGGTTTGAGTTCGGTTGTCAGCAGGGGTGCCGTTCACATCAGCAGAAACTGGAGTGTGAGACTGTGCACCACTAACTAGATAGCCTGCACCGGTTGAACCTGCAATTGATTTACCGTAATCAACACGGAAGGTATCAAAGCCTGCAATCGGCTGAAGTGTAGAGCGCTGATAAGCGTTCATTGGCGCTGTGTTCATTGTTTGACGACCAGCAAGGTTGCCAGCAATGTTTTTCGCCATACGTGGATTCAGCAGCATGATACGCTCGCCACGAGTCGCCTGTTGCTCAAGCATTAAAGCATCAGCTTCAGCAGCATCATCATAGGTATCAATTGCACCTGAGTTGATCACCGCTAGAGTGCCGCGCTCTGCAATACGGTTAGCAACCAGAGTATCCAACTTGTTAGAAAGCAGGATGTTTGAGGTTTTAACAATATTGTCAAAAGCATACGGGTTGTTCAGATCCACACCAGTCAGCTTCACCGGTACGTTACGGATATGCGATTCAGTCAGAGTGGCTGGAACGGTAAGCTCTATCAGATCCTTGTACTGACCAGTGACGTCACGACCATCAACGATTTCAGTCATTAAAGGCATCGGACGGTGGAAAGTCTGACCATTCAAAGCAAGCGCTTCTGCTGGTGCTTTGTATTGAGAAACGTTTTTAGAGCTAATGTTGGTTGCATCAAAGCCAGCCACAACATCATCAAAGAAAACATCAATTTTTTTAGCAAATGAGTTCGCCATAAGTATTCACCTTATTTCTGTAAAGATTTTTTGTATTTAATCAGCTCGGTACGATCACCAGTTTTCGCTGCTTTCGCTTCGAGTTGCGCTAACTTTTGATCTACCACACCAGACAAACCAGCCGATCCACTAGGTTTTCGCTCTGGTTGAGTTGATGGTTTACGAG